CGCCGTCTCGGTACAGCTCTGCAAATTTATAGGCTGCGGCTTCCAGGGTTTCCGGGTCGATCATGTCCTCCTGCAGGTCAACAACCTCATTGCCGCCCACATCTACGGACACATTGGCCCACCCAAATACAAGCCGCTTGTCCTCGTCTACTTTCTGAACCTTAAAGCGCCCCTTTTTCTCAACCGGCTGCGCCCGGCTCTTAATAATGTCACTGAAAGTCTGCATTTTCTCCTCCTTTTTGGCATGAAAAAAGCGCCTGGGTTCTTCCAGACGCTCTGCGTTAAATGGCATTTCTGCACATTATTGTTGATTTTTGACACGTTTTCCGCGTTTTTAACACGCTTTACGCTCAAAAATGTACGTTTTTGATTTTAAATGTCCGTGCGGTGTCCCTTTCGCCTGTTCTCTTCCATCTCCCAGGCTCCAATTTCTGCCACGCGGCTGTTTGGCCAGTTCTTCCGGTACCAGAAATGCAGATCTGCTGTATTCTGGCAGCACTCAGCAATGTCTTTGCCTTGTGCGATCCACTTCCAGGTTTCTTTCCGGAATGTCTTAATGTCCAGTGCAGAAAATTTATAGGTGCCGCCTCTGGCACCCATTACACTGTCATTACATTCAAACTCAAAATAGTCCCCAGTGTCCTTGATCACTTTTCCGGTCAAGGCCCATATACCGGAATCAGGTACCGCAAAATGCAGGCGCCCGTCCCGTGGATCCACAATAGGCTGCACGGCCACATTAAACATGCCAGCCATGTGTGGCTGTTCAAACCAGTATGCTTTTCTATAATCCATTACAGTTCACTCCCTACGGTTATAAATTTTTCAATATCAATGCCGTTAATATCCATTATACCCCGTGCTCGAAGTTCGCTCAACAGGTGCTGCCTTTCATATCTGCTATTGCACATGATTTCTGTAAAATATCGGCTGTCTATTCCGTTTCGGAACATAATTTCATTACTTCCAGCAAAACTGCTTTCCATGTTCTTGACAAACTGTTCAGGGCTTGCCCCGTATTTACTTATATCTGCAAC